GGAAGGGGGCATTTCATCCCGTCTTCCATTTTCCATAACGATTCCCCCCAATTAAGGGGGAAGTTGGCCATGGAAAGCCACCCAGGAAAGGAACACTGAAGCTCCTCTCTTGCCTCCCGTTTACACGGGAGACAGCCACCTCGTCTTGATGTTGACGGATCGAGGACGTCCAGCACGTTCTAGATGCTCAACCGTACCGCCTGGCAAATCGGTACTTGCTTTGGAAAGTTCCAAAGCAGTCAAGCACTTTCGCAAGGCACCGTGACCATCCAGCAAGTCTGCTGGTGGGTTCGCGACTACTGCAGATCCCTTGATAAGGGGACGTTGCAGATCATAGTCCCATCTCTGAACTGCGTTAACATCGCAGCCCAAAAACGAGACACGGCCTAACGAAGGAGAACAGTCAGTGACATATGGCATCGGAATTAACCGAGACAACACGCCATCCAAAAAGAATGCCGCCCTCCAAAGACCAGCTCGATAGAGCTGATTTCGGGTGGAAACGGTACTGACAATCTCCTTAACATGCTGCCGTGAGGTAGGTATACTACTGCGAAGACGCGTAATAGATACGTCATCTCCATCGTAGTAATCACCACCGCAGGACTCTCTGAACTTGCCAGTCCAGAAAGACTTGCCAGTGTTTACTCGAAGACCAAAATCTTCGAGTCCACTGATCACGGTATGCACATAACGTGTGGGGACAATAATGTCATCCCCATACGTGCGCACCTCACCCATAAACGACTTAATGTCGCGTAGGGATAGCGGGCGGTTAAGCTCACGCTGTATACCCACAAAGGCAATGGTCAAAAAGACCATTGACTCGACGGGAAAACAGAGAGCTGAACCCATAGACGCGAACTTGGCAAGGCGTAAAACGCCATAACCAGGTACGTCAGCCTTCCGGCTCCTGCAGTCGTCAACCGCATCAAAGAGATACGGGAAACGATGTAGCAGAAGACGTACATGCTGATTAGAAACACGATCAGATGCTTCACTCAAATCGAGTGTAGCATGCGATCCAGTTACGGATGCCTGGCGAGCAAGGAGCTGATTAGGCTCTTGAGAACGCCAGCTGATAAACGATCGAGCCGTATCAATAGACTCGACCGCTTCAGAAAAAGCGCCTAAAAGCCCCTGCTGTGCATATTGCATAGCAGTAGGCTCGACAGCGATGATCCTGGGTGTTTTTAACGTTTTAGGAACTGTGATCACCTTAACGGGGATCTCAGAACCGGGTTCGAGGATATCCGAAGGCTCGGTCTCTCGAAGGAAAGACCAGCCAACAGCGATATATTCTTCCCAAGGGAAGGAACGCTGCAAACGGAGGGGCCATGTCGATTGTACCCACTTATTATTGTGAGAAACATAATCGACAGTAACCCCCGGCCCATGCTTTGGAAGAAGTTCAAAATTGCGGACTTTGTCCTCAACTTTTTGAAGAACTTCAGGCCAAAGCAACTTGCTGACGGAATCGAATTCCTGTTCAAGAGTCATATTATTGAAACTTGAAGGGGAACTTTGATTTAAAAGACCGTCAGCTAGCCGAACATCCTGCTCACACTTGACATAACCGGAAATGGCTTTACGGACTCGTGCTGGAGAGCACTCGTCTGACATCTTGGCGAACATCAGAGTAATCTGACGCAAAGCCCAGATGGAAGTTGTATCCGGCGAATCAAGTAACCGCCCTGTTCGGGAATCGAACACACGGCAAAGGAAACCTCCTAGAAATAGGGGGAGACCCCCTCTTCGCTGGAAACCAGCAAAGAGGTCGGAGCCGACCCACCCTCGGGCTAAACCTTTTTCGAGGTCTCGTCCGAAATTGGGTAGGGTTATCGAAAGAAACGATAACCCCTCGTGTTCTATCCGATCCGTGATAGTTTTTCTATCACGGACGGTGCTAGTGCAACACCAGCCCTCCAAATCTTGGAGGACCATTTGCAAGAATATAGTTAGGCTTTTCATGCACCCCAACCTTAAAGGAGGTAGTACAATCCTTAGCCATGACTATTCTTGTGCCAAAGTCTCCCTAAGAGAGAGACCTATTACCTAACGTATCAGGACTGCCCTGTAAAGAGCGCCTTGATTACGTTATCAGACGTAGCCGTAAGCCACGAGCAAAGCGCGTGGACGTACGGAACCATGTCTGCCGGGGTATATCCGATGACCGGGTGATCAACAACCAGGTAAGTCGAGAGACTATACTGGTTATTAAGCCCAGCCGTAAACGGATCGGACGCGATTTTCGTGTCCTGAAGCCTTGCCGTACGCCGAGTTCTCTTACCATACTGGTGAGAGATGATCAGCTGGTCAAGGCCATCAGCAGTAGCATAACTGCTAGTGTTGATGCCGCGACTGATGTTATTAAAATCAGTCGCAGTACCCGCGATGGTAATAGTTTGTGGATCACCGAAAGCCATAGCACTATCCTTGTCTTTTTGAGGAGAGCCAGCGAATGGTTTTCGCCAGCTTGTTACGTAATGCGCTCTCTAGCACATCACGCAACATCGCCCAAAGCAGGATTATGTCCGCCTGGACGATAGCAAGCATGGGAGGGGATTCGTCATCGCAAAAAGCGAGACGGGGATCGTCGAACCATTCTGGTTCAGCAATCCGCCTATGATAGTCAGGTTTTGAAGACTGACTACGAAAGATCATAGGAATCCCTTCAAAATTCCTAGGGCACCAAGGATCGACAATTGTTGATCCGTGAAGCCGGAGGGGTCCACGCCAAAACCGTAGGGTGTTGATTTAAACCGCTCTTTCCTCACAGAGGAAAAGGTGGTAGTTACATTGCCAAGGGTTTCGGTTCCAGAGCCCCCATAGGGGGTACCTCTCTGGACTACGACACCCTCAGCAGTGTAGGTAGTTGTCTGAGTGGTTTCGACCATCAGATAACCATACTTCAACACCAGGTTGTCACTGGAAAGAGCCGAGTAGTTGCTAAGTACTTGGCCAATGTTAAATCTCCAGTCAACAACCCATGACCATGGGGTAAGCTCCCACAAAAGCGATGGAGTCACCTCCACGCCAGCAATCGCATTTACCTTATCGAGTGCCGAGTCAAAATTGCCTGGTGGCAAATAATACTCGTAACACCCGCTAAAGTACCTGTGTATTTGGCGAGTTATCGTTTTTGTAGTAGGATACCTGGAATTCAACCCGAAACACCGATGAAATACACTGTTAGTGTATGAATCGGCATCTGACGGAGTCAGGACAGAGCATAAGCCCATATCCTGATTGGAAATAATCTCCGTCTCGGGTTTGAAGACATGACGCCGGCGGATCTGTTGTCCTGAATCCTTAGTAACTTGATCGACAGTCTTATGAGACTTACGAATCAAGTCAATAAGGGACTCCAAATCCGACTTGAATGGAAGGATCCCAAATTCAATGTTAACGTAGTTATCCAATATCCATTGGACAAACTGCGAAAGGGAAGAAAACTTCCCTATTGACATCAACTCTGGGAACCAACTGCGTTCAAGTATTTGGCCTAAAATATAGCCAACTCCAGCTACTGGGTTCAGAGGCTTAGTCAAATCAATTGCGAGTGTTCCATAGTAGGTGGCAGAACCAGCCTGCGATGGAGCATCGTCAATCAGATCTAACTCAGTCTCATTGGCATAGGCAAAGATCGGACCTGAATAGGCCGCTCCATCACCTATATATCCACTTGCATAGTCAGTACCCTCAAAACGGGTAGTGACTGTGTTAAATGGATGTCCGACATCGTTAGGATATTCTCCGGAGTACTGATCGTAACGATCAGACTCTTTTAGATATCCGACCAAACCAGCCTCGGTTAGAGGCTCGCTCGGACCGGTGTCAGTAATGCCAAGACCTCTCAGTATCTTACCAGTTCTCCAACTGGTAGTAGTCTGTCTTCCAGTCGGTACTAAGTAGCCCCGATGATTATAATTATCGGGGGGAGTGAAAGTGTCTTCAAATGAGACATTCCACGGAATAGGCTCATAATTAATGAGTCTAGACTGTTCTACTATAGCACCGCCCATGATTATGCTACTTTCTCTTAGAGAGCCGTTTTCCTGTATGGGTTAAAGCACATCCTTTTCCAAGGGATGTAGCCGATCCACACACAGGAGGACGCGGCTGGTGAGGATTCGTGTCAGAGAATACGACACGGTCCTGATGCACTAGACACCTGTGCGGGGCCTAACGGCC